CATGAGGATTCCAAACCAGCCGACATAAAGTCGATTGTTAGTTGAGGTTACCCAGGAGCAAAACTCTTCCCAGGTAGACCTCTGTTGTTGTTGAAGTACAGCGGTCATTAAAAGTGCAGGGTATTGTTTAAAGGGTATGTATTTGAGCACTTTAATGAACCCTCCCAAGGCTCACATCCAGTGGAGGGTTGGGATTAAATATCAGAAGTTGTACTTAGCGCCGATCTTAGTGCCGTAGCTGTTGTCGTCATCTCCAGTAAGGAACGAGAACTCACCGTATACGGAGAGAGCTTCACTTACGGGATAGCTGCCACCGACTTTGCCAGACAGTTCAACATCACCGTCTTCACCATCAGGAGCCAGCAGAGCAGGTCCTCCCTGGATATACCAGTTGTCACCTTCATATCCAACGTGGACATCAGTGGCAGTGCCACCATAATCAGAGCCATAGAAACCAGAGTTGGCTTCCACGTTTGCGTAGGGACCAGCAATAGCGGCACCATGTGCCATACCGAGGAGGAGACCTGAAGCAATAATAGATTTCATTGAATTAAATAAGTTTACTTTTTCTTTGTGCCTTTCTTGACACAGTTGTTGACACGTGTACCACTCTTTACTTTGGTGCCACGCTTTTCATAACCCTTCCAACATGAAGGATCGAGGCGTTGCTTAGTAGCCTTTTGTTTTGCCACTACCTTTACCTCCTTTACAGGAACCTTTTTTTCTGTTCATTACCAGACTCCGGGAATAATTTGACCAGTTACAAAATAGCTACCACAAGCAGCAATGAAGCCAAGCATAGCAAGCCTGCCATTAGTTCTTTCTGCACGTTCATTGTGGCTTTCGGTGTACTTTTCATCGAATGTCATAGGTGGTTCTTTTGCGTAGATGTTTGTTCGTCCGCCGTCTTCAGTGATCGTTGTCATTAAAACAAGTTAGGTGAGTTTGCAAGGAGACGTTCAACTTCAGCGCGATACGCTGGGTCACTGTCGTAACGAGTATCAGACATAGCTTTAACAACTTCCGCTTGGCTGCGGAAACTATTGCCATTAGGTGAGGGTGCTTTACCTGTCAGCATCACACCTTCTGAACCCACCGCAGCTTCGTACATTGACTTGATACCAGCAATAGCAAACTTAATAGATTGCGCATTACCAGAATCAACTACCTCATCGAAAGCTTCGATTTCTTTTTCTCCTAGGTTTTGCGAAGCCCAAGAAAGAAGTTCATTGTATTGGGCTTCACCACCTACTGAATTTTGAATGTCGATGATTTGTCTGTCATTAAGATCAGGTCCTGCATCAACTTCAGGTTCAGGCGCAGACTCAGGAGCATTACCCTGCATCTCAATGTATGCAGCAACCAACTCCTCACTAGACATGTCCTTCAAGACAGCCATTGTCTCCTCTGAAATCGTGCCATTCTCAGCATATTCAGAGGAAGCGTTGTTCAAAAAGGAGGTAGCAACTGATTCAGATTCATCTTCTGCTACCTCTTGTTCAACAGGTTCAGCAACAGTCTCTTCAGTGTTGGCAGTACCGAGTTTCTTTTGAAGCTCAAGGTATGCACTCTCTAGTTCTGTAGCACTGCTGTATTTACCTGCCAGCAATCCGTCATGAGCAGCCTCAAGTTCTTGACCAACGGCAAGAGAATCTTGCTCGTCGGGATTAAGATCAGGGATGTTAATGTCGGATTCATCCATTGTAAATGTATCAGCCATTTGGTGGTTGTTGTTGTTGTTGTGGATCCATCATGGGAGCACGAGCGAACTGACCGGCTTGATCAACAAGTGATTGTTGCTGTGCCATCTCTTGTTGCTGTGCTGTTTCCTGTTGAATCTCTTTGTCAGATTTAACGAGATTAAGGTAATCAATACCTTGTGCTGCTGCAAGACGTTTGATTGCTTCGGAAGGATTGATGAATTTCATCAACGCTTCTGGACCAAGTGTCTGAGCAATAGTTCCAATAAAGGTAGTCAAGCTTTCACGATCCTGACCACGACCCAAAGCATTAACACCAGCAACAATAGTAGGACTGACGTATTCTTTAGGGATCTTAGGCAGTTGACCGTTACGTTGAAGGACAAGCATTGTCCGGTTCAAGTAAGGTACAAGGAACTCAACAGTCAGAAGGGAGAATAGTCCCCCGAGTTGTTGTTCCAATTCGAGTTGGGTAAGGCGAACTTCTTCAGCAGTAGTACGTTCTGATTGTCGGATGTTCAGCTGTAAGAACGCCTCTCCAATACGTCGCTCAAGTTGTTGAGCCAGGTTGGCAGCAGTAGCAAAGTCTGCTGTCTTACCACCTGTAGTAATCACACTCACATCATCAGGTCTTCCCTGAACAATGGCTCCGTTACCAGCTTGAGCCAGTGTCTGAGGCTTTGTAGTAGACGATGGACTGACGAGGAATACAACCTTCGCAGCAGCCGCACTACCTTCTACAAGAGCTTGCGACAATGCTTCAAGTGATCGGAAGTCACCCAAGAATTCTTCAACACGGCCGCGGCCATAGTCTTCACCGTCAACAGTATTGAAGCGAAGGACTAGCCAAGGACTTGCATTCTTAGGAGCAGAGCTTTGTGAACCTGGCATAAGTTTGCCGTAGCATTCTTGATGCCAACGCCAACGACCATTGTCAAGACGTACGTGAGTAAAGACATCTACTTCTTTGTCGTATGATGTCTCATCACCTGACACGTCATTAGGTTCAGATGGTTTGATGTGTTGGTCTACCAGCTCTTTGTTGATTCGTTCTTTGGTGACGATCTCAATGACGTTACCGTTACCGTCACGATTAACAACGTAACGGTTAAGTGGATAGTGCTTCAGACCATCCTTACCCATATAGATAAGAGCGTTACCACCAACAATGAGATGCTTCAGTGCTTGATGCACTACGACACGATCATTGGTAGCAGCAATAGCTTCCATGATGGTTCGTTCCATCTTGGAGAATGACAGGTCAAGTTCACTCTTGATCTCAGGAGTGATCTCTTCACCCAGTTTGTCTTCTTTAACTTGAAGCTTGAAGAATGTAGTTTGAGGAGGAAGCAAAGCCAACATAAGCTTTGCCGCCAAAGTAACTACAGCTTTGGCACCGACTGATTGCCAAGGGGTGACCAGTCGTTTGTGATTCATACCTGTTTCGTTGTCGTCACGAATCAGGTAGGGAAGTGTCAACTCAGAACAGTCAACAGCGGTGTCAAGGAACTGATGTCGATCAGACTCAAGACGTACGTAGCGTTGTTGTGCTGTTGTCATGTGTTGATACCTCCCTGATTGTTACCAGGTGCGTTGATAGGCACCAAGAGGGATGCAGCGTCACGCTTTTTAGGTGCACCACTTTCTTTCTTAGCACCGTATTTAACCTTAAGCTTCTCATTCTTCTTAGTTGAACTTGGAGCTTGAAGCTGAGATGTCTTTGCAATCTCAGGTGCTTTAACTGGAGGTGGTGGTGTAGGTGCTATGACCTCTGGAGGTTTAGGTTGTTTTTGTTGGAAACACATTAGTTTTCAATCCGTTTTAGTAACCACTCCACGACTGAACGTTGTCCTGATCGATACATGATCTGGCGATCGGTCCAGTCTGGTGTAGGAGTAACGGGTGGAAAAACTTCTTCCATTTCTTGAAGGATAGAAGTTAGCTCGGGTCCGAAGATCGGCTCAAGCATATTGGGGTAGATTGACATTCGAGTGCTCAAAAAACGCTGGCATACGAGCAGCTTTCGTCTCTAAAAGTTGAGGTGCTTTACCCTCATACATCAGACGGTCACTCGATTCCAGCCAAAATTTTTTGTTCAGATATTTATCGGCATGATTACCAAGAGGTTGCATCACCCAATTGATAGTGGCTTTGCGAAGCTTGTCCAGCGAGGGACTGATGTTGTACCCCAGCTCGGTGTGTGCCAGTGAGTTCACCGCCACATGGATTTGCTCGTCCCTGGAGATATCGGCCGAAACGGTCCTCATACCAGCGTCACCATTAAAGCGAAAGAATGGTAGAAGAACGAAGAAGATCGCACGCTCGGCAACAAGCGCCTTCGTGATCGTGTGATCTGGATGTGCTTCCCAAGCGGCTTTAAGCCTGAGTGCTTCCGCCTCAGCTTTTTCATCAACACCGTAAGCATTGGCAATGTAACCAAGAGCGATGTCGTGGTTCTCTTCGTCTTTGACGTTTGACAGTAATACTTCGCGTGCCAACGCTGGAACTTCAGTGGAGAGAGCATCAGTAATAAAATCTCCCACAGGTAGTTCCATATGACGCAAAGCAAGTGCACGGTAGATCGCAGCTTCCGCACCTTCTTTGCATGTACCAGCAGTCGTCTGTACTGGTGTCCATTTTCTTTTTCGGTTTAATAGTTTTTGATAAGGGTTCATTCTTGACAGTCACATTGAGGTTCAACAGGTGACTCCTCATTGATTAGGCTGGCAAGATAGTCTTCGACTTCAGTCTCTTCTAAGGCTGCATAAGCACTGGACTTATCTTGCACATCACCCATCACTTGGAGCGAATAATAAAGGGAGGTTTGCGGTGATGCCAACCACTCTTCGATAAAGGCGTTGTCATAGGTGACAACATCACTCCAACTGTTGAAGCTATACCCGTGAAGAAGTCCCGTGCGGTCGAGCAAAGTCATGATGCCATCAGCAACACGCTTGTAGTTTTCCCAACCGACTTCACTGGCGATTTCGACTTCGCCATAGTCATATGTTTGTACACCGAACGTACCAGAATCTCTGTCAACAGTCCGGCTAATAGGTGGTGCAATCTCAGGAGTAGCTGTGAATCCATCCAGATCTTTAGACCTGTAAGAACAGGAAGCAGTAGGTGCAATAGCAAATGCACGTACCATGTTGTTCCTACGAGCAACACCGGCTGCAAGATCTACACCTGATGCGATAGCAGATACAAGTTCATACGCAGGTGTACGGACAATGTCACCTTCGTTGTATTGATCCAGTGCGATACCAAACTGTTCGTACGTTACACCGTAGCGCCGTAGAAGATTGGCAAGTCCGAGCATTCCGAGTCCGACTTGTCGGTCTGTTTCGCTTGGCAGATATTCTCCTGAATCGCCAACCCCAGTTCGACCATGGAGTTCGCACAGTTCGGACATCCCTTCAAAGAAAGCTCGCGGAATGTCGTCAAATTCACAGGCAGAGAGATTGACATGCTGTAAAAGACAGGTTCCCCTAGACGGCAGGTACACCTCAAGACAAACGTTTCCTCTGATTCGGTTTCCTTCATTGTCATACTTAACTTTGTTTAGCCAGATGTCACCTGATTTGATTCCATGTAGAAGTTCTTCCTTAAACGTACACCCCTCCCACCATTCGTCGGTGATGTTGATGCATCGTTTGACCCAAGGTAGTTCGGATCGAGGAGTAGTAATAAACTCAAGAGCATCACTGTGCCGGAGATCGAGGTGACACACCACAGCGCCATTCTTGTACACCCCGCCGCGACGGAGGATTTCATTTAGCGTTGAATAGATTTTAGCGAAAGAGACTGGTCCAGATGCAACCAATCCCTTTCCATTCTCTTCACCTCGGGGTCGCAGTTCCGACAAGTGGACCGCGCAACCTGCTCCGAAACGTAGAGCATGTGATACAAATCGCCAGCTCGCTTCAATTCCATTGGGACCCTCCATTGAGTCATCAACAGTGAACACCGTGCACGACACCGGCAGCCTGGACGTTGGATCATCAATCCAAGATTGGACACGTCCCGTGCGAGAAATATATGAAGTGGTCATGGATTAACTAGATCGTTCAGAAGTGGTGGTTGATAGTTAGGTCCCTTCAGGACCTTTCCGTCAGCACGACGGATAGGTTTGCCGTCCAAACCGAGCTTGGACATGTTTGATTTATGGACACGGTCTAGTGCTTCTTCCAGATCCCATTCCATATTTTCAGCGTACTGAAAGCAGACATACACAAGGTCTGCTAGTTCTTTCAGCTCAGCTTCGTAAGGTTCATTGTGAAATGCACTGCGGAACTCTTGGTATTCCTCATCGATCAAACCCAGTTGCATAGTCCGGTTGTCCGAGCTGTTCTGGATCCCATACGCTGAACGGAATGCGATTGCTTGATCGCTCAGACTTTGATTCTTGCAGTGTTGTGTAGTGGAGTTCATTTTCAAGGTAGTGGATAGCCTTCTTAAGGTCTTTCTCTTTCGATTCAGAAGATTTGAAACCGGCTCTGCAAATATATTTAATAGCATTACCGAGGTGATAATTAAGTTGCTGGTCTCGAATGAAATCCCAAACCTCTATGGATCCCCGTGTGTAGTGGGAGGGTGAATCGGCCATTCTTTAACTAAATTAGATACTGTGTTTGAAAGTACAAAGCACTGATGCTGCAACGCCATGAACAAAGTGATGATGTCATCCTTGTCAGCTTCAGGTAGCAGATCATCAAGCCGTCGTAACTTGAAGCTTTGTTCAACCGTCAGCTTTGTAACCGGCGGTGGGGGTCCAAGGAATGTAGGTTTGTTTGGTTGAGTCATAGTCATCACAAGTAAGGATTCGTGCTAGCCGTGCATTCATCAACGCAACGTCTTCATCCAGATCCTTGCTTGCAAATGCATCAACAACTGTCTGCCATGTATATCCAGTCTCTTCAAACAATGTGATGGCACGTTTGATACCAATACCAGGTACACCGCTGTAACCATCTGTCTGGTCACCAGCAAGTGTCTGAATCAAGTGCCACTTGGCACCTTCAACAGGGTCAATGGTGACTGTTTCTTTCATGTCGTACAACTTGCCAGGTATCTGTCTCATGTCCTTATCAGGTGAGCAGATAATGTTTCCTGGATTAGCTGTAGCGTAGATACCCATAGCATCATCAGCTTCCAGCTCTGGCATCCTGATGACTTCGTATGTCTTACCTAGCTCTGTGATGACACGTTTGTAACCACAAGGCTTCTTCCTATTTCGATGACCCTTGTAATCCGGGTAAATTTTTTTCCTGAAATTTTTAGAGTCACTAAAGAACAGCACCATTTCTGGTGTGTCCCACAGGAACTCATTCTTGATGTTATTCAGGTCACGTTCTACAAACTTAAGTGCTTCCGAGAACTTACTGGTTACGGTAATTACATCATCACCCCAATCAATTTCATCTTCTGCTCCAGCACATCCTTTGTAGACAATGTAGTCAGCGTCAACTAGTAGTTTCATTAGTGGACCTCTGACCAGTTCTTCCCTTGCTTAGCTTCTGCTTCGATTGGGATTCGTAAGTTGTAGTACTCTCCAGCTGCTGCAGCGCTGTATACCAAGGATGTTGATAAATCTGCTGCATGTTTCGGGTCGCACTCGAATTGTAGTTCGTCATGTACAAATGCAAGCTGCGAACAACACAGCTTTGTTTCTTTAATAGTTTGTTGATTGATAACCAGCCAACGCTTTGCGATAACACCGGCAGATGACTGAAGAAGGTAGTTCAAAGCTTTGTGCGGACTATCTACCTTGAGTGGTCTACCGTCAATAGCTAGAAGCTGACCTTGTTCCGTAGTCTTCTTTTTAACCGCTTCAAGTAGTTCCGCAAGTCCATCGATAGCCGCAACAAATGCTTCCCTAATCTCCTTACCTTTCTTTTTAGCCTTCGATTCACTTAATTGGGGATCAAAGGAATGGCCGATTTTGGTGTTTCCGGCACCATAGAGGAAGGCGTAGCTGACTGTTTTAACAGCTCGTCTGCTGATTCCAATTTTGTCTGCATTGACTTGATGGATGTCTCCGTTGAGGAGAATGTCCGCATAGCGTCCCGCATCATATTTAGCGAGGTAATGTGCGAGCATCCGAAGCTCGATGCCGCTAAGATCGGCACCCACCATAATTTGACCAGGTGACGGTATAAAGAGTTCTCTGAATTCATGTTCACTAGGTACTTGAGCTAAGTTTGGTTTACGGTGAGCACATCTGTGCGTGTTAGTAGCAACTGAACAGTGGTGATGAATACGGTTAGCACTCGTACATAGCTTCAGCCATGCGTTCACGCCTTCCGAGATCATCCCCAACTTCTTCGTAATATCGAGACACTTCAGAAAATCCAAAGCAGTCTCCGTCCCAATATCCTTCAGTATCACTTCGTCGATGATGGGTTTCCCAGTAGGACTCATCTGGGTTGGCTCCCAACCATGAAATGTTTGCAGGATCCATGAAATATGGTCTCGTGAGGTAGGGTTTAACTCCTTCAGTTTGGTGAATGTACATCCTTCAATGTATCCTGAGGTTTTGTTATTTCGTTTAGGAGTGAACTCCGATCCGAAGACGAAAGGGTGCCGGTTACGTAGTAGTTCACTAGTTTCTTCAAGCTCTTTTCTGAGAGACGATGCAAGTTTCCATGCAGCCTCTGCATCAAAACGCCATCCATGTATTTCTTGAGTGGTAAGTATTTGAGCAACCTCGTGCTCTAACGCAACCCACTGAGGTATGGGTGGAAGTGGTCGCATAATTTGGTGGTAACTTTTACATCTTGAGCACAATATGTCTCCATTTCAGGAGACCATTCTTTCCAATCAGATGTCTTGCCAAACTCACCTTTGTATTCCCCTAGCCGGTGTCCGTATGACTCCAAGCTGTGACGTCCATACAGTTGAGGTGGCATGTTGTCTACATTCCTTTTCTTGTCGATCTCCAACATGTCCGTGTGGTACAACCTAGACAGCAGAAGAGTGTCAATAATCAACGCTTCAGGGTTAAACCACGGATATATCTTTTTGATGACTGGAATGTCATAGCTGATGATGTTATGACCGACGATGACATCCGCATCTTCAAGCCTTTGAATGCCACGGACGATTGGTTCAGAATTACCTTCATCGTTGTAGTGAAGGTACGTGTCAGTCTCGCTATCGTAGATGACAAGACAGTGGATCTTGGTGACATCATTTAGTAAACCGTCAGTCTCTAGGTCGAATACCAGCATTCTTCCAAACGTATGTTTTGTCGATGAATTGAGCTTTCCTTACCATCTCCTCAGTGGGAGGGTTAGGTCTAGAAATCTGTTGTTGCGTCGAACTCTTTTGTGATTGCGGTTTCATTGAACGTACAGGTAGAAAGATCAAATTTCAGTTGGCAAGCTTCACCAACTTCGCCTGAATAGCGATTCTTAAGGACTCGCACTGTTGTTGAATCGTTATCAGATCCACTCTGCTGATCGCGTTCGAGTGCGATAACAGCGTCTGACAGTTGTCCAATACTTCGGCTACCTCTGAGAGATCGAAGTTGAACACGACCTCCCTCTTCATGTGATTGTCCATTTGGAGGTGTAGTTGTATGGCAAACCAGGAACATCGCAACACCAGTGCGCTCAACCAATGAGCGAAGCTTGGTCATTGTTGTGTCGATCATGCGGCGTTCGTCACCGTCAAGACCACTCAACAAAATAGACAGGTGATCTAAGAATATGACTTTGGTCTCAAGACCAGCTGCCATATACTCGATACGGTTGTAGATATGATCGGGATCATAACTACCGAATCCATCAAATAGATGTAGATTCCATTTTGAAATAGTCTCATCAAAAATCTCGACTAGTTCGCTTCGATCTTGTTCTCCAAGGTGGAGGGGTTTTCCGACTGCTGAGGACATAAGTCCGAGAGCTGTACGGCGATTTGACTCTTCAAGTGCCAAGTAACCGACCCGTTCTCCTTCGTTAAGCAGGTGAGTACATAAGTCGCGACAGAAGGACGATTTGCCAATCCCTGATCCTGCAGTAATCGTGACAAGCTCTCCGTACCGGATCCCGTGTAGCTTGTCTTGTAGTCCGTGAAATGGGTAGTCATGATCTGATGGTGGTGACGGTGTTGTTACAACGTCGAGTAGTGTTTTGGCATCAACAATGCCGTCTGGTCTGTACTGTTGGTGGTCATAATTAGTGACCGCTCGGATAGACTCTGTATCTCCGGCCTGTAAAGCCTCTGAGGCGTCCTTGTAGTGCTCTAGAAAGCCGATGAAAGCCTTGCCAGGTGGTAACACACCGGCAGCTTCTTTAGCGCCGTCACGGCCTGCTTCATCGTTATCGAAAAAGATAACTACTTTGTCGTAGTAGTTGATCCATTCGTAGTTTTGTTGGACTGCTTTCTTAGCAGATTGAGAGCCATTAGGTATGGAAACGACATCCCAATTAGGTTGTGCTTCCCATACGGACATAGCGTCCATCTCACCTTCTGTGATGACAAGCTTTTGACTCTTTGAGCTGGTCTTGTGTCGGTAGTTCTGCATTCCAAATAAGGACTTGACCTCACCTTCACAACGGAACTGCTTGTCTTTTGTCCTTACTTTTGCGCCGACAACTTTGCCAGAGCCATCGAAATAATAGTGGCGTAAGAGGCCATTACCATCTTTGTACGTTTTGAATAGTTCACAAGTCTTTTCTGATATACCTCGGGACTGCAGTCTTCCGGCTGATCCTTGTAGTTGGACATGGTGCACTTGATGATTGTGAATAACGTCGTTGTCGCTGAATGTGTGATAGCCACACTTATGACAGTGTTCGTGGCCGTCCGTGTAAATACTGTTTGCATCGGACGACCCACACTGAGGACACGGTATGTGTCTTACAAATTCTGAGTCGCTCACAAGAGCCACTTAAGGGGTATGTTTGCAAACGATGTCCAAGGTATGTTGAGCTTATCGCAATACTTGGCGTACGTTGTTTTTGATTTCTTGCTGATTGTATTGAAGGGTGCTTGAAACACCATGCGTAGATCTAGTTCAGGATGTTGTTTCTTGACTTCTTTAATCTTACGCCGGTCAGCAGAATCCCAATAGCCCTTACATTCCAAGATAACACCGTTAGGTAGGATGAAATCAGGGCTATAGTTGTGAGCAATCACATAGGGAATCTTCTGAGTTTCGTATTCGTACTTGACACCCAGCTCGACGAGAAGGTCTGCGACCCTCTCCTCAAGACCTGAGCGAAAAGCCACTAGAAGTCATCCTCATCTACAGCAGAAGGTTCAGCCGGGATGACATTAGGTTCAGAAAGTTTGAAGCCAGCTGTCTTGCCAAACAATGCAGTGACGTCGTCATTGGACATATCACCAACATCTACACCAGCAGAGCTAGACAAAGACACAACTTGAATACCCTTCAACTTAAGAGAAGAGCCATACGTAGTTTGATCCTTGAGGATGTAAGGCTTTTGATAGAACGCCAGCTTTACTTTAGAGCCACTGTAGATCGGAATGTTTTCATCAGTGATCGGAGTACCTTCAGTGTCAACAACGGGAGGACGGTTGTCAGCATTCCAGCTGAACTTGACCTTGTATCGACCTTCAGCTACTTCTTCCCAAGGCTCAGGCTTCAAGACAGAACGCTTAGGGTTCTTTAGTTTGGACTCCGCCCACTTAAGAGATTCAGTCCGGTCATCTTCGAGCTTGTCAATAATATCCTGACCGACGATTGCCATCAGGGAATATCCAAACTTAGACGGTTTCATTACAGCTTGATACCCTTCCAGGACAACAGGCTGTTCAGTTACAAATGTGTTTCGTGGCATTAACAAAAAAAGTATAGTGATTCAATTACTGATTCCGGGTTAAGGTCACCAATAATCGGGGGTTCTGTTTCAGCTCCAATCTGTGAAGCCCAAGATTTCAAATAGTCTTGCTCTGCAAGATGCACGTATGTCTCACGAACAATGGCTGATAAAGCAGACATGTCAGTAGCACGACAAAGAACCGAGTCGTGTATGAGGGAAATCGGATTGTCGAAGCGTATTGCAGATAAGTGAAGTAGGGATGCATCGAGTGAATGAATCAGGTTGGGTGCTGTTGCGTTCTTGTGGTGGTTCTTATCAACTTCATCCTTGTCACCAGTAGCTACGAATACGTTGCATTTGCCAAGAAGTTGTAACTCAATCCTCTTGACATTCTTTTTCATTAGCTTCTGAGTGACTACGAAACCAGAAGGTGTCACCCATTTAAGTTCTTTAAGACCTCTATCAATAGCCTTACCAACCTCAGACTCAATCCACTTCATGACACGCATAGGACCAGGAACAACAACGTTCATTGCGTTCCTTACAGCTTTGACTGTTGCTGTTAGATCCTCTTTCTCAACTTCAACACCTTTCTCCTTTAGTGCATCACGGATGTAACCACGATTGCTAAAAGGTTTGGCGTTGTACGGCACCGTCATTACGGTACGTTTTGTAGTTTTCCTGTCCATGTGAGGACGGATGCACTCAGGTACATGTGGTTTAGCTTCTTCAGCTATGACCTTGTATGCGTCCTGAGGCTTTTCACTTGGCAGTACATTTACAAGCCTTGCAGTGGATTTATCCCTGGCAAGACAAGCCAGAATTTGCAGTCCACTGCACGTTGCATCTACGGCTACTGGAAGTGATGTGTATTGTCTATCGCGTTTAATTACACAGTGATAGTACTCATCACATGCAGCAAGGAATTGCCAAGGCTCATCCATACCTTCCCATGTGGATAGGTTACCAATAGGATCAGTAGCTACAGCTGCGATCAGGCCAAGGTTGTTGTTTGTCCACTCCCAACGCTTGTCAATAGGTTCTTTATCGTTACCAGCAGTTGTACTGACTTGAAACGACAACCATGACTCAGCATTAGGAGTCATCTTCGACCCCTCATAAAACCTCAACAAACTCTTTCCAAAGTCTGTATCTTGAGGTGTGAGGAATGCAGGAATAGGGTAAGCTCTACCTCTGTAGTCAAATGACCAAGGAATGTAGAACTTATCGTACTTCTCAAATACATCAACAGTGTTCATTGTCATACGTGTACGACATGAACGCTTGAATTGTTGTGCATTGACGTTCATAACCTCTGCTGCTCTACGTCTGTAGTCCTTACGGGATTCAGCGTTGTCTGCAATATCGACAGGCTTTGGAGGGAGTGGATGATCAACGACAGGGATGAACTTACCGACTTGAATACCCACCTCTTGAAGGTGTCTTGCGACATCAACGATGAAAGGGTTCAAGGTGTATGCGACCTTCTGAATCTTGTTCAGAAAGTCGATCGGGGTTTCTCCCTGTATACGGTGCGGGTTACCGCGACGCACCATGTCATAGCCGTTCATGACTTCATTCAGGATGTAGCCACCCTCTGTGCCATCAGGTTGCCAGTCCTTTGGCTCGACGATCATCGGCCATGCAATCGGACTGAACAGCTCAGCGGTAGTCATGACCTCTTCCTTGATTGCCATGAACTCAGGGGTGGGAACCACGTATTGAGGTGTCTTCCTACCTTCCTGACGTTTTTCGATGTGGAACCAATTACTGGCTCGACATACGCACTCAAGCAACCAGCCACCAAGCCTGACCCTGTTGGCTCTACCCCAAGCTTCCCAATGCGGTACGTCATGACGGTTCATCATCGTTCTGATGACCTTGACCTTTTGATCTGTGCCGATGGACTTGTGGTAGTAATCCTCCTGAATCTTGCGTAGCAGTCCGGGAACCTTCTTTTCGTAGTGGGACATCATGCACTCGTTCTCGATTGCAGTCCCAATAGCGTCAGTTACATAAGCAACCTGGTTGGCTTTCGGCTTGGTGCTGAATACCTTGTCAAAGGTGACCTTGCAGCTGATCAATGAAGCAGCTTCAGAATCAAGTTGTACAAGGAATGGGTATATGTCCTTGAAGTTGACCCCTGCTGTTCCTTTGGTGATTCTTAGACGTGTGTCAGCAATAAGGTCAACCACAAGTGGCACAAGCTCGCTAATAGAAGCCACCCCATATACGGATGCACTTGCATAGCTTTTATCTTCTAGTTGCTTTGTGTTGTTGTGGAGTTTCTCTAAACCACGTTTGATTTGCTCTCGCTCAAGCTTTATCTGAGCGCCAATGTCTTCAAATGTTGTCAATAAGAATGCACGCTAGTTCCGGTATGTAGATCTATACCGGAGTGGATTGATGATTGTGAAAGGAAGGCCAGGCGTCTCAACCTGACCTATCCACATGCGTAATTTAGACGCTCAGGAACCTGAAACTAGCGCGTCTACCAATTCCGCCACATCCGCGTGGGGATTCCAGCGATGAGACTCGCTGAGAAAACGTCGCCTTTGCGACCAGAAGAGTGTAGCAGCGCACCCGGTAGTCACGCCTAGATCGCAGACATGGCCTCGGTTAAGGCTGTGTCTGTTGTCTTTGCGTAGTTGAGGGTGGTCTCGATTCGCTTATGTCCCATGAGCGTCATGAGGGTTCGCATGGGTGTCCCTGCCTCTGCATGCCACGTGGCAAATGAATGCCTCAGGCTGTGAAACACAAGGGACGGATCCAAGCCTGCGTACTTACGTACTCGCTTGAATGACCTCAGCAGTTGGTCCTTGTCATTCCATTCGTCACCGAACACCCTCACGTTGGGTGAGAGGTACTCAAGACGCTCAAAGAGCAGATCTGATATACGTTCGTGGACAGGAATGGCACGGTAGTTACGTGCTTTGGTCTTTTGATCAGGGCGACCACCGACATGAATCAGACCTGCGCCTAAGTCAATGTCACGTGCCTTGATCTTGAGTAGCTCGCCTTGTCGCATACCCGTGTAGGCAGCAACAGCGACGATGTCAGCCAAGTCAGTGCGATCAAAAGGATCAATCGCTGCATGGATGAAACGATCAACCTCACCTTTGGTAAAGAAGGTCAGGCGTACTTCATCCTCCTTTCGTTTCGTGAACGTGGGAGGTTTGTTGCACAACTCACGTCGATGACAGTGGTTGAGCACGGTGGACACAGCAGACGTGACACGGTTGATCGTGGCGTCTGACTTGCCTTCCTCCTCAAGCTCAACACCAATGTCCTCCATGAGGGTGATGTTGATGCGGTTGCAAGGGAAGCTGAGTCCTTGAAGTCGGGTGAAGTGACCGCAGTTGATGATCGCAGTGCTGCGACCTGATCCGTTACGCCACGTTGGACGTGTATGTAACGTTGTCTCTACGGCTTCACCCCAGGTGAATTGTTTAGCCATAAATGATGGTTTTCATGTGACGAATAAGGTCTTTACCCTTAGGTGTAAGGCGAAGTCTTTGTCGCCTCCCATCTCTCTCCTTGGTGATAAGTCCTAGGCCAGCATGTTTGATACCCATGCGTCCGTCGCTCAGCCAATCAGTGTTGCGGCTAGAGGATGCAGTGGTCATGTTCAGCTCCTGTTCCAACGCTTGTTTGTGACAGCCGTCGTGTGAGGCGATGTACAGGAAGGTGCTGACTAATTGACCAGGGATTTCACGTTGCAGCAGGATCAGCAGGTCAAAGGCTTGATGGACCTTTTCTATGCGTGCGTCCGTGCACTGGGTTGCGAGTGGATCGGACATGCCAAGGACGTGTGCCGCATAATTCTAACCGGAATCTACCGATGTGGATAGATATATCCAAAAAGGATTCTTTATCAATCGTCACATAAAGATCAGGTAGGCGAATCATTGGTGCTGTTGGATTCCTCAATTAAGGATTGCTTAAGAAGATAAGCCGTGCACCCTTCGGTGTACGTACCTGACATGAACATGCTTCGTACTTGTTCATCCACTTCCACAAGTCTGCGAAACTCCTCAGTAATGACGTTATACACATACTCAGAAACAGTTACACCCTTAAGTGCACATACTCCTTTGAGTAAAGCGTGGCATTCGTCCGACATGTTGAAGTTCACACGCTTGACCATCTAGGAGACCTATGCAGTTAATGCATAAGTATTACAATCCGGCACGATCATCAGCAACCTGTTCGTGTATCAATGTAACAAGCTCGTCCTTGTGTTCATGCATCTCAATCTCATGCATCAGTGTGTCGAGAAGGAAATTAAAGGTCCCCGTCGTCATCAATTGGCCGTGGTCCGATGTAATGCTGTGATTCATGAGTGGTAACGCAGAATTCGTGTGTCTTTTGATTAATTAATTGTTTGATCTTGTTTTCAGCCGCATGTCTACGCTTATACACGTATTCTTTGACCTTGCGAGTCTGTAGGTGTGTTGTGCGAATGATGCAATCAACACTGCTAGGTAACTCCCAGCCTGCGACCTTCCATTCCATCATTTCGATGAATGTACAAGGCTCAAACATTTCAGATGGAGCACTAGCGTATTCACGCCAATTATTTGGAAAGTAGGATTTACCACTCATTGCTTTGTCGTACGTCTATTAGTTGTGTGTTCGTATCTTTGGACAATTCCAAGGCGTCATAAGCAGCGTCCTTGAGATTGGCGGCAAGGATGTATAGCTCCTCGCCACTAGATAGAGTCACGCAGTACTCACGCAATGGTGATTGTGAAAAGTCAGGTTGTTGCTTTACGTCGTCGTGCTGGACGTGGCTTTGGCTTTGGTTCAATAACATCCATGCGAGTGTATGAGTCACGCTTAGCTAGCTCCTTATATCGCTGCGTCCATGCGTGGTTAGGGAAGTGATGCAACCAGCAGTAGATTGCATTTTTAATTAGGAAGTCTTCGTCGTGTGATTTGTCGTTCATATGTAAGTGTGGCCTTGCTGGCACGTGAGTACACCGAGAGCGTGGCAAGTAAGCCAACGCACCCGATGACAGCCAGGATGATGTTTGTTTCGTTCATGCGTAGGTAAAGTATCCTCCGATGTTGTTACGTGTGGTGTTTACTTTGTCCCAATCAATAGCCTGGACTGCGTCCTTGAGCACGATGATTGTGACGATTGAATGGATGATGATGAACTTGCTCACGTCATACGTGAACTCAAGCAGAAGTGAGAATGCATACAGCATCCACAGAAGTGGGTGATTCATTCGTAATCGTCTCCTATTAATTCAAGTAGTTCGTAGTAATCTTCAGTCCACATATCAATGGACAAAGAGCTGCGCAAGAAAAGATCCTCATGAAATGGGATGCTGATCTTGATCTTTGTGTCGTTGTAATACATCAGTTATCCTCCTTTGTGTTGTCTTCGTCCTTGGTGTTGTCATCAACAAACGATTGCAATGCAGCAATCATTTCTTTTGCAGCGTTGATGTTCCACGGTTTGTTGGTCAGTTCATGGAAGACTGAATACTCACGCTTACAAGCGAGAGCATTGCGGCACATCATGAACATCTTGTCTGCATTTACACCGTTGACAGTTACACCTGACTCGCTGTCGCATTCAGTGATGTGAATACCATCGCAATGAATAGACCAGTGAGCATGTGCGTCCTTGATGTAAAACTCATACGTGAGATCAGGTGCTTGCATGTGTGTTAGTTAGCCGCGCTCATTGCGTCGGCAATAGGTACAGCCAGGCGTTGCACCTGGCACGAACGCTTGTACGTATGTACCTGAGTGGATTGGTCAGACCCAGTCGGGATGTCCGTTGCGTTGCAACAGCTGAACTGCGAACAGTTCAACAAACATCCAGACAGCTTGCTCTTTGAATGTTTGCAAGGTGTCGTACTCAATGCCGCGTCGGTCCATGGAATTCAGGACCATGCGGAATCCATTCTGCTCACCAAGATCAAAGGCGTACTCATCGAGAT